CCGCCACCGTAGCGGCTACGCTTTGGGCTTGGTGGAAAAACAACAGCTTTACCTCGGCAGCTATCCAGGCAGACGAGTATATGAAAGAAATCAAGCACGAAAACGCGAGTTATACAGAAAGCGAGGATTAAAACAGTATGAACATCATTACGGCATACGCAACAAAGAACGATTGCTACAAGGCGGCGCGGAAAATGAAACCCGCGGGCATTGTCGTACATAGTACGGGTGCAAATAACCCGTACTTGAAACGCTACGTTGACGCACCCGACGAGGTGGGCGTAAACCAGTACGGCAACCATTGGAATAACCCCGCCTCGGTAATGAAACGCTCCGTTTGCGTTCACTCCTTTATCGGCTACGATAAAAACGGAGCCGTAAGGGTTGCAAACATTCTCCCGTACAATTATTGTTGTTGGGGCGTTGGGAGCGGCTCGAAAGGCTCTTATAATTACAACCCCGCATATATTCAGTTTGAAATGTGCGAGGACGGGCTCACGAACAAGGCGTATTTTGAGGCGGTGCGCGATACCGCTATTGAGTATTGCGCTTATCTCTGCAAGGAGTACGGCTTGTCGGTTGATAATATCGTAAGCCACCGCGAGGCGCACGCTCTCGGTTATGGAAGTAACCACGGCGACCCCGATAACTGGTGGAAAAACTTTTCCTACACAATGGATATGTTCCGTGCCGCGGTAAAAGCAAAGCTCGCAGCACAAGACAAGCCCGCAGAGCAGCCGAAACCCTCGAAGGATAAAACTCTGTACCGTGTGCAGACGGGGGCTTTCAGCAAAAAGAGCAACGCTACCGCCCTTGCCGATAAGCTCAAAGCCGCGGGCTTTGATACCTACATTGTGCAGAGCGGCAACCTCTATAAAGTCCAGGTCGGAGCCTACTCCGTAAAGGCAAACGCCGACGCTATGGCGGCAAAGCTCAAGGCGGCGGGCTACGACACATTTATTACTACAAAGAGCGGTACGGCGGTAGGTGCTGACACCGCGCCGAAAAAGTCCGTTGACGAAATCGCCCGCGAGGTTATCCGCGGAGCCTGGGGCAACGGTGCAGACCGCAAAAACAGGCTTACAGCCGCGGGCTATGATTATAGCGCCGTGCAGAGCCGCGTAAACGCTCTGCTTAAATAGTCCTCCTTAAATTCACATAGGAAAAGCGGCGGGAGTGAGGGAAACCTCGCCCGCCGCTTTTTCACTTTCCGAAAGGAGTCGAAATATGGCAAACAAATACAATGTAACCTTTGTCAACAAGAGCGACGAGGTAAAGAAAGCTATTGTCGGGCTATCAAAAACGGCATTACGAGCCTCGGGAAAAGTTGTGCGTAAATACTTGCGCGATAATGTTCCGCTACGGTCAAAGCGTTTCAAAAACCATATAGGCACCTGGGTTATGATTAACTATTCAACGGGACAGCCGACGCTACAAGTCGGCTTTTATTCCTGGCAAAAGGTACGCAAGAAAGGAAAACAACCCTCACACGCGAGCCCGCATTGGGTAGAGTTCGGCGTAAAGCCGCATACTATGCCGAAAGGCGATAAAGTCGGGCACTTTATGCGTTACAAAAATATGATTTTCGGCTACAAGGTCAACCACCCAGGCGCGAGAGCGACAAACGTATTGCGCGATACCGTGCAAAACAATTTGTCGGAAATTCGGGCAGCACAAGAGGAATACCTAAAAGAGATAACGAAAAAGCTCGAGGAGGCGGGCTTGAAAATCGACAAGGGCGACGAGTTCGAGGACGACGACTAAAGCAAAAGGCGGGGGCAGTTAAGCCTCCGCCTTATTTTTATTGCTTTTGATATATGATGATATGTAAATTACAGCCGTATGCTCTATCTCCGCCGCCAGTCAGCGCGGCAATAGTAATACTCATAGGGTTATGTCCCCATTTTGTTTTTATCTCCGAGGCAAGCTCTGCACCTAAATGCCCGAGCTGCTGCCCCTTTTTATTAAATACGCCGATTGCGTCGGGGTACTCCTTTGTCGGTACGGGTTTAAGTATAATATCCTCGCCAGGCTTGCAACTTTCGATTATGGCTTGTCTGCTCGTTCCGTCGTCATTATTGAAAGTAACGCCGACAACTTTTGTATGAAAATCGCGCTCAACGACGAGTTTATTTACGTCGATATTTGCCGCACTCGCAGGAGCGGCGCTCGGAGCGGTGGGCTGTTTATTTCTCTTGCATAACCAAACAATAAGATACACAAGACCTACGGGGTAAAAAATAACAAGTAACACTATTTGCCAGGCTTTTAATTTTTTCATAGCGACCAACTCCTATATTAAAAAAAGTGCGTGCAACTCGTCGCTGCACGCACGAAAAACGCAAGCTCCGAATTGCTACCACACTAATTCTATGTTTTACGCTATAAGACGCAAAAACGAGCCCGCATTTTTACCGAAGTAAAAAAAGCGCACTTACAGCATAAAACGAAATATTAAATTAGTGTGGTGTCCTTATTATATCAGAAAACCGCCGCGCTTTCAATAATAATTGCAAAAAACCGCAAAAAGTTTTGAAAAAGTGCTTGACAAATACGCATTAAAGGCGTATAATATAAACATAGAGAGGAGATGATACAAACGAAAAGAGCAGACCTCATAAAGCTACTCGAAAAAAACGGTTGGTACTTAAAAAGAAACGGAGGCGGGCACGACATCTACACCAACGGAAAAGAGAGCGAAACAATCCCGAGGCACAGAGAATTAAAAGAAAATCTCGCAAGGGCAATAATTAAAAGGCGGGGGCTCAAATGAGCCCCACGCCGCCCGAGCTTAATATATATTTTATTGGAGGTAACTATATATGAAAAATTCATATCCTACTTTGCTTATACCCGAGGATAAGGGCTTTACGGTTTATATTCCCGATTTTGATATTAACACACAAGGCGAAGATTTAACCGACGCTATCGAAATGGCGCGGGACGCTATCGGCTTAATGGGCGTTGATATGGAGGACGACGGAAAAGCGCTGCCTACACCCCGCAAGCTCGATACCGTTAAAACGGCGCAAGGAGAAATCGTAACGCTTGTAGACGTTGACTTTGCAGAATATCGGCGCAAAAACGAAATGAGAGTAGTTAAGAAAAATTGTACTCTCCCGAGTTGGCTTTGCTATGCGGCAGAAAAGGCAAATATTAACTTTTCCCAGGCTTTACAAGAGGCACTCAAACGGGAGTTGAGAATAACAGACAGGTAAACCGAGCACACTTGAGCCCGTTCCCTCCGTGGGAGCGGGCTATATTATTTTAATGATTATTTCAATAAAACGGAGCGATTTTATTATGAAAAGAACATTTAAGCATTTAACCTTTAACGACAGGCTAAAAATAGAGGCGTGGCTAAAAGCGGGAGTATCAAAAAAGGATATGGCGTGTATGCTTGGCGTGCATTGGAGAACAATTTATAACGAGCTCGCAAGAGGACAATATGAACACTTAAACAGCGACTACACAACCGAAATGCGATACAGCCCCGATATTGCAGAGGAAAAATATCAAGAGAATTTAAGAGCAAAGGGAGCGGGGCTCAAAATCGGAAACGACCACGAATACGCTAATTATCTTGAATATAAAGTATCGGTTGAAAAATACGCGCCTGGTGCTATTTTGGGGGAAATAAAGCAAAAAGGAATACAATTCAATACCACCATTTCAAAGACTACTTTTTATCGCTATATTACGGACGGCGTTTTTTTAACTATCACAAATGCCGACTTGCCCGTAAAGAAAAACAAGACGAAAAAGAAATATAAAAAAGTACGTGCCGCTCGTGCGCCGAAAGGCGAAAGCATAGAGAAACGCCCCGCAGAGATTGCGGAGCGTTCAACTTTCGGTCATTGGGAAATGGATTGCGTAGAGGGCAAAAAAGGTACTAAAAAAACTATGCTTGTACTTACCGAGCGTTATACCCGCTACGAAATTATACGCATAATGAAAGACCATACAGCCGCAAGCGTTGTTAAAGCTCTTAACGGCATAGAGCGTACATACGGCGCAGACTTTTACAAAGTGTTCCAAAGTATCACAATAGACAACGGCTCCGAGTTTTCCGACCGAGAGGGACTCGAGCAAAGCTGTCGTCGCGTTAGCAACCGCACAAAAGTATATTATTGCCACCCTTACAGCGCTTACGAGCGGGGCTCTAACGAAAATCAAAATAAAATGATACGCCGACACTATCCAAAAGGCGTTAGCTTTGAAAAAGTAACGCCCGCAGACACCCGAAAGCTCGAACAATGGATAAACAATTACCCGAGAGGTATTTTTAACTTTTCGACCTCTGCCGACTTATACGAGGCGTGCATAAATAGCCTCCTATCCGCCTAAAATAAAATTTTTTGCGACTTTTTGCAATTTACCTCTTGACTTTTCAGATTTTTTGAAATTTCATCGGCAG